TATAATGAATTGGCACTAGCTTTTTATAAGAAGGAGATATCATTAGAAGAGTATATAGAAAGGTATAATAGGTTAATTGTAGAAGAAGCGGAAAAACACGCAGAACCGTTTGAGCCGCATGAGCATATTTAGAAAAGAGGTTTTTATGAGAGTGGCATTGATTGATGTAGACAGTCATAATTTCCCCAATCTTCCTTTAATGAAGTTATCGGCATATCATAAACAAATCGGAGATACAGTCGAATGGTATGATGCATTAACAGCATGGAGACAACCACCAGACAGGGTATATATGAGCAAAATTTTCACATTTACGGAAGATTATTTGCATCCAGTAAATGGAAAAGAGATTATTCGTAGCGGAACCGGTTATGATTATCCAACCGGCGGCCATCCATTGCCTGAAAAAATTGAACATATCTATCCGGACTACAGTCTTTATCCAGGGCTATGTAAAGATACGGCTTACGGATTTCTCACTAGGGGGTGCCCGCGTAATTGCGACTTTTGCATAGTTGGAAAAAAGAGGGAAAAATAAGCCGAAAAGTAGCCAACTTATCCGAATTCTGGAACGGACAGAAAAATATTGTTCTTTTAGATCCAAATTTATTTGCTTGCCGAGACTGGAAAGATTTGAGCCAGCAACTGATTGATAGTAACGCATACATAAATTTTTCACAAGGCTGCGATATTCGAGTTATGACAGAGGAAAAAGTCGAATTTATCAAAAAAATGAAGATAAGACAAATACATTTCGCATGGGATAAATATGAGGATAGGGGCATGATTGTCCCGAAATTTGAAAAGTTTCAAAAAATGACAGGATGGACTAAAGGAAAAATGACAGTGTATGTCTTATGTGGTTTTAACACTACGCTCGAGCAAGACTTAGAACGAATATATACATTACGAGATCTGAAATATTCGCCCTATGTGATGATTTATAACAAACACAAGTTAAAAAAAAGAGATCCGCTGAGACGATTGCAACGGTGGGTGAATTCTAGGGCCATTTTTGCAGTTTGTAAGCGATTTGAAGATTATAAGGGATGAAAAAATAGGAGGAGAAATGGAAAACCTAAATATCGAAGATATAAATTTAGAATTAATCCCTCCTTGTGTTCTGCAGGATGTAGATAAGCGAATATCTGACTGGAGGTCAATGGGAGGCGAAGATTCAGACCCATACATACAGCAACAGTTAAGATATTTAAAACGAGTCGAGTTGATGGCAAACAACGCCGCGGATACGATCACATATTTTTAAACAGGAGGAAATAACAAATTTATTTGTAAAGTGAAGAAGGTGGTAAGAATGAAATATAAAGTATATGGGAACTATGTGTTCTCAAAATTTCTTTGTGAGGTAGAAGCGTCCTCACAAAAAGAAGCTATAGAAAAAGCATTAGATAATGCGCCACAAAATGCCTGGTTGTGTGTTCACTGCGCGAGCGAATTTGAAGATGCAGGAGAACTTGTTGAGGACTCTCTTATTGCGGAAGAAATTATTAAGGGGGAATAGGGTAAGAAATGAGCATATTTAGGGAGGAACAAAAATGGACAGAAAAGAAATGATTAACGCATTAGAAACAATCAAAAAGCTTGCACAGGAAGGTGTGAGGAGAGTCAAATGCTAGTACCTGCAATATTATTCAAAGAACAAATAATAACAGAATTTCAAAGAATCTATTTCACTGAAGATATGATGTATTTAACTGGATGCTTAGAACAATGGTGTCCGGATATATCAGCAAACCCAGAGGAAGGAAAATTTGATTTCGCTATTGTTAGCAATAACAGATTAATAGGCTATTTGTCTTATCACATTGACTATTATTGCTCCAAGGCGTATAATTTTGGACTTTTATCTTTCGATAGAGGAAATCCGGTTGTCGGAGAAGAACTTTTTAACAAGATGGAGGAGCTAACAAAAAAGCTCCGTAAAATTGAGTGGCGCATGGTTGGTGGAAATCCTGTTGAAAAGCATTACGATAAATTCTGCAAAAAACATGGAGGAAACAAGCATATTCTAAAAGACTCTGTTAGAGATCTGAATGGTAATTACCGTGATGATATTATCTACGAAATTATCAGTGACTAAGGAGAAATAAAGAATGTGGAGTTGCAAGTGGTGTTGGAATTACAGTAATTGCGAGAAGAGAGATAATAGAGACTTAGAGAATATGCCATAATGGTGGAAATATGGTCTACCTGGAACCACGAAAAATAAAAAGAGCCAGCGTAAGAGGATATATATACAAACCGATATCTAGTTGCGGGATGTATGAGAAGGGAGAATAAGAAAATGTTGGAAAACAAAGAAATTATGCTTACCCAGAACGAAGATGGAACATTTAGCCAATACGATGACAGCAATGACATTATTATTAGTTGTGAAAATGAAGAACAGTGCGAAAAAGTAGTTGAGCTACTGAAAAGACATCTTAAGCCAGTGAAACCGATTATCTTAGATACATTAAACGGAGACGTTGACTATGAACGTCCTTTGTGCGGAAGGCAAGTAATGGCGGATGCAGAAAGCAGAAATAAATATTGTGGTGAATGCGGTTGTAAATTTGACTGGAGCGAGATTAGTGGGTGATCAGGTAAAATGGATTATCAGAAAATTTATGAAGCACTCAGGACGATAAAAGAAGTGCTGTGGATGAATTTTGAACCGCCAGAACAGTTGTCATTTTTTGATTTGTCACGCATACAAGAATGAAGATAGATGCACTTGACAGTCATAAATGTTCCATAAAGCGTTTTAGGGAGAAAAAGGAGGAAAATGATAACGATATTGGAGAAATGTCAAGAGACGATTTTGAAAAAATTTATAAGAAATTTGGGTTATAAAGAAAGGAAAATGTATGAATAAAGTAATTTTAATGGGACGATTAACAGCAGATCCAGAGATAAGAGAAAGCACGAAAGGAACTAAAGTGGCCACGCACACTTTGGCAGTAGACAGTTACTATAAGGCAGGTGAGAAAAACACAGCGTTTATTCCTTGCGTTGCTTTCGGAAAAAATGCTAGTTTTGTCGAAACTCATTTGAGAAAAGGAATTAAAATTATCGTGGAAGGAAAATGGCAGACAGGAAGTTATACCAACAAAAATGGAGAAAAGGTATATACAAATAATTGTTTTGTGGAAAAATATGAATTTGTAGAAAGTAAGTCTAGTACATCTGTAGAAAATAATTGCCAGTCGAACGAGTATCAGCCTCGGCCTACAGGTCCGGCTGCTCCAGATGGGTTTATGACAATCCCAGAAGGCATTGAAGAAGAATTACCATTCCAGTAGGAGGTGATCGTATGGACAAACAACCGTCTGAAATTATTAAGGATTTCTTAGAATTGCTTGATGAAAGTCATGAATTATATCTAAATTCAAAATCGCAAGTTGATGGATTTAACAAGAAAACTTATGAGTGGACACACGACTTGGAAGATTGTAAAAATAAATCAGAACGCAATAAGCTTGCAACAGCCTGGCAGAAAGAACTGAAAGAGCGAAGAAAACAGAAAGACATTATGAAATTATATGAAGGAATTCATAATTTTGCTTCAGATAATAACAACAAGGCCTTTATAAAAAGAATCAGACATTTGCTGCAAGAACAAATTAAAACAGAAGAGCATCTGGCAGTTATTCCGGAAGAAAGGGAATACAAAGGAGCAGGAAGGGGGTAAACATCAGTTAATGAAAACTTGTAAAAGAACTTATAGACGATGATGGTGAAAAAGATGATAAAAACAATTCGAGTAATGCTGATTCCAAATAATAAACAAAAGACAAAACTCTTTCGATATGCCAATACTGCCAGATTTGCTTATAATTGGGCTTTAGGAAGAGTAAAAGAAAACTATAAAAATGGTGGTAAGTTCCTATCTGATGGTGATTTAAGAAAAGAATTTACACAATTAAAGAAAACAGAGGAATATTCTTGGTTAAATGAAGTTTCAAATAATGTAACAAAACAAGCGATTAAAGATGCCTGTAATGCATATAAGAGATTTTTCAAAGGATATTCAAAGTTTCCTAAATTTAAAAGTCGAAAATTTTCTACACCATCCTTTTATCAAGATAATGTGAAAATTCAATTTTCAGATACTCATGTAAAAGTTGAGGGATTTGCTACTTCCAAAAAGAAGAATAAGCAGAAAATAAATTGGATTAGACTTGCGGAAAATAATCGAATACCTACGGATTGTAAATACAGGAATCCTCATATTAAATATGATGGAATAAATTGGTGGATTACAGTAGGCATTGAATACGAAGATTCTACTGCTATTCCATCTAATGACGGTATTGGAATAGATTTAGGAGTTAAAGACTTGGCAATATGTTCTGATAGTAATAAATATAAGAACATTAATAAAACTCAAAAAGTTAGAAAACTAGAGAAACAAAAACGCAGATTACAGCGTAGCATATCTCGTTCATACAATAAAAATAAGAAAGGAGAAAGTTACTGTAAAACGAATAATGTAATCAAAAAAGAAAAACTTTTATTAACATTAAATCATAGACTAACAAATATCCGTAAGAACTATTTAAATCAGACTACATCTGAAATTGTAAATCGAAAACCAAGATTTATTTGTATTGAAGATTTGAATGTTAGTGGAATGATGAAGAATAGGCATTTATCCAAAGCGGTGAAACAACAGGGATTTTATGAATTTAGACGACAAATCGAATATAAGTCAGCATGGAATAATATTCCAGTAATCATTGCAGACAGATTTTTTCCAAGTTCTAAATTATGTAGT